GAACAACGGAAACCATCTACATTTACATGCTTTCCACGGCCAATAATAAGTTTCATACCGTATTCTGCGAGATGTTGCCTCACAAATTTTACGAACTGATGATTGTTCTGTCCCATAGAGCCTCCTTCAGTCAGAATTATTTAGGGAATTACTTGACATACGATGTATAAGGGATATATTATGACAACTTCTTATAAGAAAGGAAATTTATATGGAAATTACTACAGTTGATCGTCCTACTAAGATTCAAAGAGTGTTTGATTACATGCGTGGCGGCTCTACGCTAACAGCAGGTGAGGCTCGGAAGCGTTTCCGAGTCAGCAACATGCGTGCTACCATGCACGATCTCCGTGAGGCTTTTGATCGTTTTGATATGAACTACACCGTAGTTCGTGAGACTCGCAATGGCCGTTCTTATTATCGTGTTGCTCGTAATCGTTCGCGCTGATTAATAATCAAACACGTTAGAAAAAAGCTCCGAGCAATCGGAGCTTTTTTTATATACTAAGAGTTAGTGGAAGAACAGATGGACCCACAAATTTACAATAAAGTTGATTTGGGGTATTTTCATTTCTTTGTACTAAAACAAAAGCATTATTAAAACCCGGAGTTCCCGTTTTTACAAATCCAACCGAAAGAGGAACTGTATATGCAGGATCAATATAAACTTCAAAGTTCCAGTTTTGTAAAGATGAATGGCTCAAGTCTATTTTTAGACCTGTTCTAATTGAGAATGTGAGAGAAGAAGCATTTTGCGGATTTCCCGTAAAGTTTCTTTGTGTTAACAAAGTTCTATTGTATACAGGAGTAAAATCGGGGAATGATGTTGTGACTGTTGTGTTTATATAAACAAACAACATATTATCAAACAACATGTTTGATATAAAGTCTTCAACTGCTACATCTTCTCCGTATACTGTTGTTGGACAAGATTCGCATTGAACCCAATAACCACTATAAGTAGACCCCAAAGTTTGTTTTCTTAAATGTACTTGATATTCGTTTTGGTTTTCGTAGCAATTTACCAATTGGTTATCAGAGTTGTGAATACGGTAAATTCCCAAAACATTTTGTGGTTTTTGAATTTCATCAACATCTGAGCCACCGCGAATAAACATTTTTAGTTCAGTTGCAGTTTGTGTTAGATTTTGATTTTGGGCAGTTCCAGTTAAATATAATGCTTCTTGAGAATCTTTTAGAGTTATTACAGAATCTATTTTTAACTTGCCGTAATTCAATCCTGTTGCTCCAGATATTTCAACATATTCTTCAAAATTAAATTTATTTCCCAAAAATCCCATTCTTTTTAGATTGGTTTGATTTACATTTGGGAATTGATTTAAAATATAGTTAAAGCCCGTAGAACCGGTGTAAGAAAATTGGTATTGTGGAGCAGTTACAATATTTTCTTGACTAAAGAAATTGTAATTTTGATTAAATGTAAATCCGCTTACAACATTTCCTATAATTACTTTTCCATCATTAAATGTGGAGTTGAATAAACATGTTCCACCTACTACGGTTCGATAATTTGCATTTTCATCGTAGTATTGTATATCTGAAACATAAAAAGTTGTGCCTGCTGGTATTACACCAAAAGTCTTCTTTAAGAAAGTTCTATCAGATGTATCAAAAATATTTGAGTAATCAAAATAACAAGTTGTTCCAGATATAGAAATATTTGGTCTGGAATTTAACCAACCTTTTGTGAATACAGGATCATAGGTATTTCCATATACGGAAATACCATAATTTTTATAATTTCTTACATTATTTAATGTAGGATTAAACATTATTTTATGAAGCTATGTATGTGACTGTCTGTGTAGAACTTGCAGATACAATGTAAACTTTATTTAAATTACTAATTGTCAAGAAAACACTATCACCGGGATCTAAAGCGTGACCTACGCTTCCAGAGAAAGAACCGGAATTACCAATATAAACAAAATCTGTGTTGGTTGAAAGTGCCTTTATTGAAACTCCCTTGCCACAGGTGTAACCAGAATCTAGTTGTTGTACTGCTGGATATGTAGAAGATGTTCTTCCGGTTTTGAAATCCGTTGGCATTGCCGTAGCCAATCCCAAATTTAATGACAAAAGTTGACCGTAAATTGCAGTCATTCCCGTAAGAATGGCGGTATCATTTACACCAACAGTATTTCCGACATTGACTGAAACTGCAGTTGCTCCGCATACACCTGATATAAACAACGGAGAAAAAGCACTATTTGTTACTCCCACAATAGGATTGATAAGGGCATTGATTGTTGCTCCACTTATTTGAACAAACATTGGATTTGCAGAATTTCCAATTTCTGTTCCAGATGAATTTACTAAATTGGAGTAAATCCACGTGCTTCCAGATGGCCCGAATACAGAAATTGCATCTTTTGTTTTGTTTAGTGGTACACCACCTGTGATTTCTACTTGATAACCTGAAGCAGTTCTAACATAGGCTGGTGCGCTTGTTATACCAGTAACATAAACTGTTCCATCAACAGTTACCGGTGTTCCACCAACAATACCTTGAACCGCACCACAGAATCCAACTAGATTGGCTGTTATACCACCAGCAATAACATTTACAGGAAGACCATTGGAGGAGTCAACAATTTGGGCAGAACCAGTAGGACCAAATGCCAATTTTTGTAATTGGAACTGTGCCGTAACACCAGCAAATACGACAGAATCTGTGGCGACAAAGAATGTCAAACCGCCTGTTTCAATAATTACGTTATCATCTTGTGGACCAAACGGTGATGGTGATGGCATATTTCTTCCTTAAATGAGTCTAAATAGTTCTAGGAATATTTAGATACTTTTATTTATTGCTTTTAGTCCCTTTAACAGTAGATTAGTACCATGTATATAGATGAAGCAGCCAAAGAAAAGTTTTCAAATAAAGTTTTAGATAGAGTAAAATCTACAAATCTATCTTTTATGGATTGTGTTTTGGAACTCTCAGTAGAGATGGGTTTAGAACCAGCCGCAGCTGGAAAACTTTTAACAAAACCTTTAATTGAAAAAATTGAACAAGAAGCCCACAATCTTCATTTATTAAAAAATTCAAAAACCCGCAAATTACCAGTTGACTGATCTGGAGTTTGAGGTAACATACATCAGTCATTAAGGCCGAGGTAGATCCTTGGGGAAAGAAACATATGGCAAATTTTTCAGATTTTAAAAAGAAGAGTAAGAACTCAGTCGCAGCCCTAACAGAGCGTCTTGATAAGATGACTTCTAAGGAGGGTTATAAAGATGAACGGCTTTGGAAGCCGGGTATCGATAAAGCTGGCAACGGATACGCGGTTGTCCGATTCCTTCCTGAGATTGATGGTGAAGACAGCCCATTCGTGGCAGTATACAGCCACACGTTTAAGGGCAAGGGTGGTTGGTTCTATGAGAACTGCCCAACTACGATTGGGGAGAAGTGCCCCGTCTGTGCAGCAAACACAGAACTGTGGAATAGCGGAATTGAAGACGACAAGAACATTGCTCGTCAGCGTAAGCGTAAGTTGACTTACATTTCCAACATTTTAGTCATTGAAGATCCTGCTAACCCAGAAAATAAAGGAAAGGTTTTCCTTTATCAATACGGTACAAAGATCTTTCAAAAGATTCAGAGTCTTGCCCACCCAGAGTTTCAAGACGAAGTTGCAGTTGATCCATTCAATTTCTGGACTGGTGCAGACTTTAAGATTAAGATTCGCAATGTTGGTGGTTACGTAAATTACGACCGTAGCGAATTTGCTGCAGCAGCACCTCTATTCGGTGGTGAGGATAAGAAGCTTGAAGAAATTTGGAAGAAGCAATATCCTCTTAAGGCATTTATTGATAAGAGTCAGTTCAAGAGCTTTGATGAGCTGAACGCTCGTTACAAGAAGTCTGTTGGTGATGATATCCGTGCTCAGTTTACAGAAAACAAGAGTATTGAAGATGATGTGGAAGAAAACTTGGTTACTGAGGATGTGGAGGAAAAGGATCCTCTGCAATACTTCTCTGAGATGGAGAAGGATTGAAAAAGGCCCCGAAAGGGGCCTTTTTTATTTTATGCCCACTTTGGAGGCATACTCATTCTATCTCTTCTATTTTCAAATATTAAATTTTGAGGCTCGGTTGTTGGTCTTTCTTCAAACTCATCTTTATTGTTATTTGGCAACCATGAATTCATCATATTATTATACATATCCAACATACCATCTTTAACTTCCTTTAATTTTTTTTCTGTTTCTTCAGCTTTTGAATATGCTGTTTCAGCATCCATCTTGATATTAAAGTCTTTATCAATAATAGCTATTTGAGGTGCAACTCTAGTACCTGTATCAACGTCCGTAGCAGTGTAAAAAGATGTTTCCGGCAAAGGTATATCTTTAAGAACATTTACTATTGTAGATGGTTCGCCTGTAAGCTCTTCTTGGGTGTTCCCCATCGAATTCACTTCAGCCTGAATGTCTATTGAAAAATTATTATTTTCTTCGTTCATAAGTTAAAATACTCCGAGCCATGCATTTTTTGCATTTGTTTTTGTTTTTTCTGTTCTTCGTAATCTGCAACCAATTTTAAATAAATATCCCGTTCCCAGTATATTTGGTTTTCAATATCTAAAAGACTCCATCCAAAATTGTTTATCAAGGTAAAGTTAGTGACAAAGTAATTTCTCAAATCAAAAAACTTTACCGATAGATAAAAAAATTTAATAAACCAGATACCTCCTTTTCCCCCGAGTCAAAGGGAATTTTTAAATATAGTTCTGGTTGGTCTTTTAAAAATTTATCTAGTTTTGGTATAACCGATAGTGGTAGATTGTCCAATACTTTTTTTATTTCTTCTGGGACAAACTTATTTGCATTATATACTTCATTTTTTATAGCAATTTTTTCTATGCATGCTTTTGTTAGATCTTCTTTATCCAGTGTTTGGAGTTTTAGAAGATCCTTTACTGTTGGTGTTTTTAGATGAAGTACAATACCAGATGCCAAATTGATAGATTCTGTGTTTATTTTATTTCTTGGCTTTATTTCTGATATACTTACTTGTATTTTTTCATTATCTCTTACCAAATTTAAAACTTCATCAACACTTTTTGATCTTATTTGCAAAAATAAGTATTCAGCATCGGCCAAACAAGCCTCAGAAGTATCAAAATCTTCACAATAAGACTTAATTAAGTCAATCATTGCTTTGAGAGCAAGTTTTTTATTGTTTTCTTGTAAAATAATTGCAATATTTTTTGCATCTTTTACTTTAAAAGGAGAAAAAGAAACAGTTTTGCCAGAAAAAGGCAAAACAGTTTCGTATTTTGGCATAGAAGCGTTTAAAAATTCAACTATATTGTCCATTATGAATCCTTAAATGTAAATTCTCTGTAATTTAATAATACTTGATAAATCATGTACTTGTTTGTTTCTATCATATTTAATTCAACTGGTATAGCTTCTAGCGGATATATCTCAAAAAAAGTATAAACTCTATTAACATTACCATTTGGATCTAGCAGCTTTACCTTTAATTGTGAGTTGTATATAATATCATTATAAAATGAAAGTTGGAATGGTGAATCCAATGATTCTTTTATTCTTCCGCCAGAGTATATTAAGTTAAACCAGTTATTAAAAAAGTCTGTAATAAAATTATCATTAGTTATTGCAAATGTTAACATAACACCGGGAACAAATCTTTGCGATCTTGGAACTGCACGGCCTGAACCATAACCAGCCAAGTTATCTGCAATCGAATCTATAGCTCTTGCACCCATTGATACAGCAAAAGCCTGAATGTCATCTTCGGGAAGCTGGGGTAGTGTTGTAGGCAACCCAGCAAAGGATAAAGAGTATCGGTTGTTTCTTTGAAGTCCTTTGTGTCTATCAAAGTAATTTTTTATATTTACGATAGAATTGGTCATTTTGCGAAAATCTCTTTTTCTGTTACTATTTTAAATTCCATATTGTGTTTATTGCAATAAATTTCTGCAGCTTTCCATTTAGCTGTGTTAATTATCCAAGTTATTTTTTCTTTCTTTGAAGCATTTTCCTTCAAATAAGTTTGTTTTTTTGGTTTTACTTCAACCATCATAGTTTTGACCAAATCTCCAGTTTTTACCTGTATTAAAAAATCTGGATAGTAGTTGTGCATTTTTTTATCTAATGGGCTTTCATAAGGTATTACTATTTCTTCTGAAGACCATTTTACAATATTTGGAGTTTCATCACAAAATTTACAAATATTTCTTTCCCATAAAGAACGGCATGTAATGTTTGCAGCATCACCAATATACTTTTCCTTATTTTTTGGGATGTATTTGGTACGGTATGCCATAAAATTATTTAGCGAATTTTATCTAAATACTTTTACAGATGCCATCGACCTATAAATATCCATTTGGTGTTTATGCTGCAGAACAGCCGTTGTGGATGAATTTTTATTCTGCCACATATTCATTAAAAAACTTCGAACGTACTCGTTCTGGAGTTATAAACCGTTCTTTTGCCCACCTTCAGTTACCAATGCCAAAAGAGCCGGGGTACACAATTCAACACAATTATGGTGAAAGTAACAACAATCCAGTTGGACCAATATTATCTAGAGCTGGATTGGCAAACAGCGGTGGAGTCAATTTATCGGGTGCAGGAAACATGCTGGCAAGAGTTATGCAACCCGCTTTGTTTTATCATGAGAGAATGTTTGCTACATCTACTTACAGACGTTTTAGCAATATAGCAGAAATGACAATGATTTCTGAAGGAAGAAAACAATATTTTTTCCAATATGTTTTAGTTCCAAAAAGCAATGACGAATCTATTGCCGTTGAAAATATTGTAGGAACTTTTAGAAAATCTTCATATCCAACTATTGCATCTAATTTGCCAGAAAGATCATATCCACAAAATTTGTGGGCTCTGGCTGTAACACGTGGAAATGGCGTAGCTCTGGGTGGAGATGCAAACCTTACTGCAAATTGGCTTGGTGAACCATTAGTTTGTGTTTTAAATACAGTTATTGTAAAGAAAAATGATGACGCTGATACTGTTGTGAGATACTTACCTAATGGTGGATCGTCTGTAACTTTGTTGGGTCTGGTATTCACCGAATTTGAAACCGGAACATATGTTCCTGAAGCAAATGCAACATGGTCCAAGTCTGAAATCTCTTATAGATACTTTGGGTACAATGGATAATTCTTATGAAGTATTTTGAAAACCTGCCAAAAAGATCTTTTGCATCAACAATTGGAAATTTTAATATATCCAGTTTTTTTACTTATATAGATGCAGATGCTGTATCTCTTTCCACTGATAATGTTTTGGTAGATTCAAAAACAACTTTACTAGAGGCCAGCTACGATGTATATCAAGATTTAAATAATTTTTGGGCTTTTTTACTTGCTGCAAAAAAAATAAATCCATTTGATCTGTTGTCTGACAATACTGTTTTGTTTACAAAAACAAATGAAAATAAAATAAATTTTGCAACAGTCCAAAATGTAAGTGGTACTACGGGAATAGCTTTTCCCCAAGGAAGTATAATTGCACCATATATTGCAAATACTGGTTCTTGTTCTAGTTTTGGTTATATTGGAAATTTTGACTTAAACGGTCCAATTTCTATTATCGAATCTGTATCTTTTTATGATGGAAATATGGTAATAAAAGACCAAAAAGGTGCAACGTATTCATTCATGACTCCGACCGGTTCTACCGGCCAACAGTTAACCGTAATATATCCGACAGCAACTGGGTATTCTGTTTATAACAATGCCTATGTTAGCAATAAAGAAAAATACTTGGACACTACTGTAGAAATTAAAAAACCAGAAGATGGTAAAATTATTTTTAAAAATACATATTCATCTTTACCAACAACAGATCAAAAAAAGGCTGCGCCAGTACCTGTTCAGCCTACACAAACAATTCCCGTAAGTGTATTAAAAGTTGTTGAAGACAAATCAAAAAACATTTTATGCTTCCTTCCTAGTGAAATAGGTACATTAAAAACACAATTTATAACAGTTAAATATAGTTGACATGCCAAATACACAAGGTGAATTTAATCCAGCTTATTCTACGGTTAAAGCCATTTATCTACAAAGTAGCTATAACTCAGAATCTGTTAATATTTTAATACAAAATACTGAATGCCAATTTGAAAGATTAGAATTGGTAGAAAACATTAACGATGTTTTTCCCAGTGGTGTTGTCATAGTAAGAGATACAAAAGATATTGTTGGAAGAATAAAACAGTATAATATTGATAAAGTAGTAATAGAATTTTTTAATGGAAATAAATGGCCAACCGTAGTAACAAGTGTCAGCTATTTAAATAACGCAGCATCTGATACTGAAGAAAACTTTGTTGGAATTTACATATCTAATCCATACTATACTGCTGTACAAAAAACATCTTTAAATACAATTTTAAACATCAAAAAGCCAAATGTTTATTTGGTAAATGACTTTGTAAATTTAGTAAAACAAAAAGCATTTAATGGAGCTTCGGGATATTCAGACCCAACATCAAATTATGTTTTGTATAGACCTTTAAATACTTTTTATGATAGACAAGAAGCAGTTGCAGACAACCCAATTGATTATTTAAATTATCTTGCTTCTAGTGCAGTGAGTACCGTCCATGCTGGAGTTCAATATGGTGTACCACAATACATGTTTTGGACTGAATTTGATGGAACTGTAAATTTTAAATATTTTCATAGAAATCCACAAGATGATCCTAGTGCAGCAACGTTGGATGCAGATTACAGACGAATAGGCATTCTTGATGGTGATGCTGTTATACAAAAACTTTCAGATAAAAAAGTTTATAGAAAAGCTTATTTCTTCACAACCAATCCAGCGTATCAATTTATATCAAAGAACTATTATTACATAAAGAAAACTCCAAAAGTTTTAGATCTAATTCCATCAGGAATAACCTCTCCAGATGATATTGATTCATATAACTATAAATCGTTAATGTATCAATTTCAAGACGAAGGTCAAAAGTACAATATTGAACTAATAGATACAGATGGAACTGGCATAGCTGTTCCCGGTGCAGAACAAGTAGTATACGAACCTCATTGGGGTTATTATGATGGTTTAGATGCTATTAACGATGCATCACATCATAGTTTGATTGGACAAAACTTTGGAACACAAAATGTTTACTCTAAGATGAATTTTATGGGTTCATCTGGTTACATGCAATTTGTTGATAACACAGAAATGTGGAAAAACATGTTTGATATGACGGAAGTCCATCCAAATTATCCAGATAGTGTTGGTTCAGCTGCACTTGTTCCGGGTGTAAATACGTATTTACAAAAAGTAATGAATATTAGATACAACGCATTTTTAGCTGAAAATCTTGTCGGTGCATCTGGTGCTGCAGCTAGACTTGAAGAAATTAGAAGAATAGAATTGCAAAATTTTATAATGTATTCTTTGTGTTGCATGGGTAAAAAAGAAGAAGAGTGTTTCTTTGCAGCATTATTGCGTTATGAGGAAGATAGCAATTGTCCTGCAGGAAACTCTGTAGGAAAAAAATACAGATACAAATGGAATAAATTGTCTTTTGAAGGAACAACGGGATCTACTTCTGGTATATCGGGTGGAACAGGAAATTCTGGTGGTTCGGGTGCATCGGGTGGATCTTGTGGAATAGATTTATTCTATCAAGTTGAAAAATGGGGATTTGATATATTAAAATCTTCTAATACTCAAGACGATACATGGGCCATAAATTTGAATGAACGAGGCTTGACCACTGGATATATCCCAACTGGATATATAAGCAGCTGTGCCCCAGCTGGATTTAAATTGAGACCAATTGGTGCAAAAGCTACAACACTCTCTATCGGAGAAGATATTTTTCATATTGTAAAGCTATGTAAGTATACTGATGGCAATAATTACGTTTACTACTTTACGGCAGAAAATGCGTTTGACGGTTGCTGTACGATTCCCAGCTCCGGGAATACTGGGAGTACCGGAGGAGCTAACGGGGGCAATACTGGTGGAAATACCGGTTAAGGAAGAATAACATGGCAACAAATCAAATAAAAACTTATGGTACAAATTATAGCCAAGAAGCTTTATATGGTCTAAACTCAAGAGACACATATATTTGTGCAAATTCTTCTATAACTAGAGGCGTAACTGGAATACCAAACACAATTGATGAATGTTTTGACCGTTTTACTGGAATAAAAGATATAGCAACTTATCTTGGATTTTTGAGTGGAGTTTCAGGATCTTCTGGTGCATCAGGTGGATCTGGTGCTTCAGGCGGAACTAAAAAATACAACTATACTTTATGGACTGGTTCTACTGCTCCCAATCCAAACTTAACAAATACATTTACTCCAGTTGACATGTATTTGGAAAAGCCATCGGTAGAGTGTGCAGAAATTAATTCACAATTGGCTACAAGCTGGCTTGGATGTCTTTGGGGAACTCCAGAAGCTTCTCTTAGTTGCACATGCCCTGATATTGGTCCAAACTTTGTAAATTATTTAAAACTAAGACAAAATGTGGCCACTTTCTGGAACACTCCAAAAATAACTCCAATTAAAAGAGTTGAATTTTTAGATGCTTTAAAATATGGTCAAAAAGCAGACTTTACTGTTGCTGGCGATTTTAAATTAAAATTGGGTCAAGTTGTATATATTAATGTTAATGCAGCTAGCGGATATCCGTATTCAAGCACATCATCGCCATTAAATAATTATTATTATATTATTGGAATAAAACATGTTGTTACGACGCAAGCTCATGAAACCGCTCTTTCTGTAACCAGAATACCAGAAAACCTATCTTCAATCCAAGCTGGCGGAACATACGCAGCTGATTATACCTAAACTAAATAACTAGATGGCTATACGAGATTTTTCAATTTTATTAGAAAAAGTAGAAACTGCACAGACCAAAAAAGACATTGGTATTGTGACAGGGTTTAATGCTATTTCTCAATACATTGAACATATAATGAAGACTCAAAAAGGAGAGCTCATTTCTGATATGAACATGGGTTCGGATTACTTTAGTTATATTTTTGGAACAAATGATGCCGGTCTTTTAGAATTAAACTTGGCAGCATATATTCAGGCTGCTATACCACAAATAAGTGATGTGAAAGTTGAGCTTTTGTCCCAAGAAAATGAAGAGCTTTCATTCCAAATTAATTTTAGCATATTTGATGGAATCAAAACACAAAACAATGCTTCATGCTTTGTTGAGGTAGAATTAGTATGACATATCAACTAACAAATTTAAACGTAGCTTCTTTGGACTTTGATGATATTAAATCTTCACTTATATCATTTTTAGAGCAACAAAGTGATTTAAAAGACTTGGATTTTAGAAATGAAGCTAGTTCAGTAAATCTTCTTTTAAATATTTTGTCCACGGTAACGGCATATAACGGTATATATGCACAATTTGGATTTGTTAACAGCTTTGCAACTACCGCCAATGTTATGGAGTCTATTTTAGGAATAGCTTCTAACTCTTCTGTTTTAGTTGCTCCAATACAATCAGCAAAAGCTCAAAGAACCGTAACTATTGCTGGTGTTACGCTTGAAGATTACACGACATTCAAGGCCAGAGCAACCAATGGTGCTGATGTGTTTTTCTTTAATACTGAACAAGTTTTACCAAATACATCAAAAAGTATAACATTATATTCCGGAACTGAGGTAGTAAGTTTTACAAATTATAACTTTGATAACCAAAGTTGTATTCTTCCATTTAATGTTGATCCTGCGACAATCAATATGTACGAGACCCAGATTGGTAGCAACAATGTTATAAAGTGGACACGGGTAGATAAGTCCAGCACAACAACAACTGGAAATAATACGCATTTTACTGTTATGAATTCCCCACAAGGGTATATGGTAACAAATAATTTTGCTTCATCAAGAGAAGTCACTACAAATAGTAATATTTTAATACAGGCAATTCTTTCAAATGGAAGCGTAGCAAATAGTGCAACTATAACTTCAAGAAGTGATGTAACTTTTGGAACATTTGCTCTTCCCAGCGGTGGTTATGATCAAATTTCAGTAGCAGAAGCAAGAGCAAAATTATTATTTAAAGCAACCGGACAAGAACGTTGTGTTACTTTAAATGATTACAAAAATGCAATAATGAGTTCTGGGATATCGGGAACAAGCACCGAATCATTGATAACGGTATCAAATGGATCGTATCCGGGAGAAGTTAAAGTTTATGTTTCTGGTCTTTCTTCAACTGATGTTTCTAGTTTGCTTACATATCTTTCAGATTTAACACCAGCCGGTATAACAGTTATTTACCAACAATGATAATCTTTTTTAGTACACAACCAGCTTCAGTAGATGGAAAAATAAATGCTTTAATTTCAAGAGCAAAGACATTATACAATTCTGATTATTATGACATTGAAAATCAAAAATGGCTTGCAGATAAACTTACAATCGAATCTTTATTTCCATCTTGGATTGTAAAAGCAGCCGAAGAAAGCTCTGATGTACTTGTTACAAAAATTATTAAAAACTATATGCGGTGGTTGCTTTCTTTGGAATATGGTTATGGTGCTCAGTTAGATTGGGAAAAATTAAGAACCATACCCTTAGCCAACGAAATTTTTTTAGAAGCTTATCTTGATTTTTATTTTCCCGGAGCAGATTTTAGTCAAGAAAATTTTGTATCTCTGATCCCAAATGTTAAGAAATTTTCAATTAATGCCGATGCAAATTACTTTAATGTAAAGGGAACTCCCGAAGCTATAAAGTATTTGATTTGCAATTTGTTGGGAATACCTTGGGATTCTGTTTTAGTAAGCACCTCTACGGCTGCAGTTATGAATATAAAAATAAATTCGTCTTACTATGATACATTAATGTTATATAAAACTTTTTTAGAAACATATGCTGTTCCTGCCGGAATTTCTATAATTTACACCACACTATAATACATTTGACCTATGTTTAAAAAAATGATGATGTTTGCTGCATCTTTGGCATCACGCGGAATAAACAATACAAAAACTGATATACCCACAAAACAATTAAGAGCTTTGTCTTGTTTTGGTTATGAAGATATTAAACCATGTCCGTTTTTAAGAAATAGCTCTACTCCGGGAAATCATTACTGTGGTAAATGTGGTTGCGGAGATAAAAAACATACTTGGCTCATAAAAAACTCGGATGATTATTCAAAACTTGACTATCCGACTTTAAGTTGTCCAGTAAAGATGCCCGGATTTTCAAATTATGACCCCAATGCATATACGATAGAAACCCGGTTTAGAAAAGAACAGATAGAAAACTTTGATCCAGAAAAATTACAATTTATAAACGTCACAATAGGCGGAAACGAACAAAAAGAAAAATTTGTGAATGATTTAAACAAAATAATAGATAATTCATAAATATTTCTAAGATGGCCATAACCACCCGACAAGAATTCATAGATTACACCCTTCGCACCTTGGGGGCACCAGTAGTCCAAGTAAACGTAGATCCCCAACAAATAGAGGATCGTTTGGACGAAGCTTTAATTTACATGCAGGAAAGGCACTTTGATTTTAATCAAAGAGCAATATACGTTTATCAAGTTCAATCGCAAGATGTAAATAGAAAATATTTTGATACTACTCAATTTGGTCCAGCATTGGGTGCCCAAATAAGAACTGCACCAGATGGCACCACAGGATATTGGCCAAATGCTACAGATATCTTAACCATTTCTAAAGTTTATGCACCAAGCTATAAAGTTGGTGATTATATGTTTGATCTTCGCTATCAGATGACTTTATTTGATTTCTTTGGTCTTTACTTTAATCAATCAGGTTATTCCAATGGACCCATGGCTGCTTACATGGAAGGTATGTCATACCTTAAGTTGGTAAATGACATTTTTAACTATCCTCTTTCTTATACCTACACCAAGACTACAGATCGTTTGTTTTTAGATACGGATCACACTAAGCTAGACACATCTCGTTATTTGATGGTAGAAGCATATGTAAAAATAAGCGAAGATGAATATCCAAAAATTTGGCAAGATAGAATATTTAAAAAATACTTTGCTGCAGTATTAAAGAAACAATGGGCGCAAAATTTGATGAAGTTTACCGGAGTTCCGCTTCCCGGTGGAGCCTCATTAAACGCTCCCGCAATAATGCAAGAAGCAGCAAGAGAAATAGCTGAGATTGAATCGCAACTGATGAAGAACTATGAGTTGCCAGTAGACCCAATGATAGGATAACAATGGCGATAAATCCATATATTAACTTATCATCTTTCCAAGCAGAACAAAAATTGCTGGAAGATGTTACTGTTGAAATTATCCAAACAGTTGGTCAAGACTGCATTTATGTTCCTAGAAACTATTTTAACATAGACCGTCTTTTTGGTGAAGATCCAGCAACATCGTTTGATCAAACTTATACAATTGAAATGTATATAATGTCCTATAAAGGATTTGAAGGTACGGATGTAATAACACAGTTTGGAATCGAAATTAAAGATAAAATAAATCTGTTGATGGCCAGAAAAAGGTTCAAAGAACAAGTTACCGATATCAACTCTAGCATTACTAGACCAAGAGAAGGCGATTTAATTTACTTTCCTCTTTCAAAATCTCTTTTTGAAATAAACTTTGTAGAGCATGAAAATCCTCTATATCCTCTAGGCAAACTTTATTCATACCAGATAACTGCAGAACTCTTTACGTACAGTTACGAGAAGATCAATACCTTCAATCCAGATATTAATAAACCTTATACAAGTACGGGAGTCGTTGCTGGAGTTACATTTGATCCCCTCAACAATAATCTTGGCACTACAGCTGGTATTAACAAGATACTTGATGACGAGGCTTTCTTATACGACTTTGATGCAAACAACCCAGCAGACGGCTGCACGGAAGGAAACTAATGTTTGGATATTATTATAATAAAAGCTTGCGGAGATTAATTGTTGGATTTGGTACTCTTTTTAGCAACATATATGTTTCTCATGACAATGAGAGCGGACCCAATACAATATTGCGTGTTCCCGTAACATATTCATCGCAAGAAAAATTCATACAAAGATTGTTAAATCCTTCTTCTATTACCGAAGGAACTAGAATTGAAAATCAATTGCCTAGAATTAGTTTTATAATGAATTCTATTTCTCCAGATCCTTCAAGAAGAAGGACAAGATTTGCAAGCAAGCTTGATCTGTCTTCAAATCAAGGAGTATGTCAAAATACAGGACAGCAGATTGCTAATGAAATACCTGTAAATATAAGCTTTAATCTTTTTGCTTATACAAGACACGTTGATGATATGATGCAAATAGTTGAGCAGATAATGCCTTATTTTGTTCCAGATCACATCATATCAATGCAGTTGAATGAAGGAGGTCAGCAAGTAAATGTTCCTATTATTATGACATCAAACAATCTTACTGACAGATACGAGGGAGATTTAAATAGTAGAAGAATTCATATATCTACTTTTAATTTTATAGCCAAATCGTATATTTACGGAGCTGTTGCAGGAGCTACCACAATTGATAGTAGTCCAAATAATATTATTGATTTTGATTAACACATGAATGTAAATAAAAATTTAGCCAAGTTGTTCTCTGTGCCATTAAATGAAGCACCGGAGCCAAAACAAAATTTGCACGGTGGAACATTTGATTCAGCAAATTTTCAAAAAGACTATGAATTGGTACAATCAAATATAAAAGATTTGATTGGTACAGGAAACGTTGCTTTAGAGAGTGCCCTTAAAGTTGCAACTCAATCTGATAGTCCAAGAGCTTTTGAAGTTGTTGCAATATTATTAAAAACCATGGCAGAACTAAACAACAATGTTTTGGACGTACACAAAAAAGCTAAAGATACAACTGGCTCAAAAGTGGAAGTAAAACAAACAAATAATTCTTTATTTGTTGGGTCTACAAAAGATTTACAAAACTTTTTAAATAAAGAAAGAAGCACCAACAAAGATGTTGTGGAAGCGGAAGTGATAAATGATGAACAAAAACACCAACCAAGGCTACCGGAATAACCCCAATCTAAAGTTACCGGGAATAGAGTTACAGTATACAAAAGAACAGTTAGAAGAATACATTAAGTGTGCAAACAATCCAGTTTACTTTTGTGAAAAATACGTAAAAGTAAAAACACTTGATAAAGGAGTTGTGTCTTTTAATCTGTACCCATATCAGCAAAAATTTGTAAACGCAATCCATCAGAATAGATTTACAATCTCAAAATGGCCCCGTCAGTGCGGTAAATCCACATGTGTAACTAGCTACATTTGCCATTACATAACTTTTAACCAAAGCGTTAACGTAGCAATTTTGGCAAACCGGTTAAAGACCGCAAAAGAAGAACTTTTTTCCAAACTTCAACTTGCATATGAAAACTTACCACATTTTCTTCAGCAAGGAGTAGTAGAATGGAATAAGACGAGCTTTAAATTAGAAAACGGTTCAAGAGTCATGTGTGATGCTACATCCTCTACAGCGATCCGTGGTGGCTCTTATAACCTATTGCTGCTTGACGAGTACGCCTTCTTGCCAAGCCATGTAGCTGAAGAGTTCTATACAGCGACATATCCAACCATTTCAGCTGGTACTACAACAAAACTTGTAATTGTTTCTACACCTAATGGAATGAACCATTTTCATAAACTTTGGGTCGATGCTAATCGGCAAGAAGGACATAAGTTAAAAAATAAATTTATTCCAGTTGACGTTAGTTGGAGAGATACTCCGATAAGTCCGGGAAATCCAAAATTAAGAGACGATGCATGGGCAGACGAACAAATAGCCAATACCAGTCCGGATCAGTTTGAACAAGAATATGGTTGCAGCTTTTTAGGTTCATCAAATACTTTAATATCTTCATCAAAATTAAATGTTTTGGCTCCAGAACAACCTTTGGAAGAAGATTCAGAAGGTCTTAGAGTATTCAATCAACCAGAAAAAGATAAAATTTACTTTTTGCAAGCTGATGTTTGTAGAGGTCAAGGATCGGACTATTCTGCCTTTACAGTAATAGACGGCACAACTGCGCCATATAAAATAGTTGCATCGTATAGAAATAATGTTATAAGTCCGTTTAACTTTCCGAATGTTATTAAAAAAGTAGGAGAAAAATATAACAATGCTTATGTTTTAGTTGAAACAAATGATATAGGTGGTCAAGTTTCTTCTATACTTTACAATGACTTAGAATATGAAAATGTGCTGATGACACGCATAATGGGCAGAAAAGGACAAATTTTATCTCAGGGATTTGCCCAAGGAAAAAGTGAAATGGGTCTCAGAACAACTGCACAAACCAAAAAATTGGGATGTGCAATTCTCAAAAGACTAATAGAAGAGGATAAAATTTTATTAAATGATGAAAGAATTATCACAGAACTGACAACATTTGTTTCTAGATCTAATACATACAAAGCAGAAGAGGGCCACAATGATGATATGGTGATGACTTTGGTGTTTTTTGCTTGGTTGAGTAGACAAGAATATTATGCAGATTTGATTGAAAGTGCCAAATTTAATTATGAAGATGCTCAAAAACCCGAAGATGATAATATTTTAATAACAATGAATGATCAAAATAAAGACGATGATGAAGAATTTGTGCAAGATGGTGTTATTTGGTATCCAACATAAAATTATAAATATTTGATATAAAAAGGGACAAAATGCCATCACTCAGCTCTTTCGTAAACTCAAGTCAATATACAAAAGAAAATTTAAATTTTCCTTTTTTAACAGCCATGAAATTGGGTACGGGTTACGTCGCCCCCTCCTTTACTGGAACAAACGGTGCAGCAAACAATGATCCGGGTGGATTGTTTGGATGGTTAGTATATTCAAGATCCACAAGATATACAACTCCCAAGGGCGCAACAACAGACAAATACATTGTATACACAAATCCTTATGATTTAGTCGGTGATTTAAACAAACTAGATGGTATTACCGCATGTTTAGTTTCTGCCACAGCTGCTGGTGGAACATTTGGATTTTTTAATGTAATTGATACTCAACTTTCACCCAAAGCAGCAGGAACTCAATTTTTGCATGCAATAAATTATCTTGCATACGGTGGAACTCTTGTTATTGCAGGAAGTCAACTAGGATTCTCTGATTACACAGAAGATAGTGGAAATTATTTTGATTTGATGGTTGACCCATTTTTTAATTCTGATGTAGCTTCTTGGTTTATAGATCAACCGTACACAATGGGAATTTATCCAACTATTCCCGGAGCAGATGGTATAACTGGTAGTGGATATACTCTAACAAATTTTACAACTTTGTTTGGAAGTTCTGCTTATACTAGGGGTGTAACTGTAGCTGGAAGAGTATTCAATGTATGTGGAATTAAGACTCTTACAAATTTGGATACTAGCTCAGTTCAAGAAAATACAAAAATAACTTACACCATCGAAGCTACAAATGATGTAGCTGGATTCTTTGCAAGAGCAAAAAACAGAAATGAAAGTTATTTGACTGTTGCTGGTTTAGACAGAGCAACTGTAATAAATGGAAATATCGTAAATCCAATTGACTGGGCTGGGTCTTTAAAAAATACCCTTCGCACAAATAGAGCCAACTTCTTCGTAAATTACAATCCTAAGTTCTTGGGGGCAGATTTGGTTGGTGCCACAGCAAATAGTGCAATTGGAGTTAATGACAGAGTTGGTCCAGCCAGAATGCGTGTAAACCTTACAAAAGATGTTAACACGATTGCATTGAAATACGTCTTTGATATCAATAATCAGACTACACGTAATCAAGTAATTTCTGAGATACAGACAGCACTTGATCCATATGCTCCATTTATTGATACAACACAAACACAAATTATATGTGACAACGTAAACAACCAAGATAATTCTTCAACACTAAATGTTGAAGTTGTAGTTAAACCAATACTTACAACAGATAGTTTCGTAATTAGCGTTACCTACACACAATAATGAATAACTCAATAAGCGTTTTCAAAGATAATTTTAACGGAGGTACAAGGTCAAACAGATTCCGTGTTAGACCTATTTGGCCTCAAGGTGTCAGCGTAAACATAAATGATGCTACATTTAAAATTATTTCCGCTTCTTTGCCTGTTGTTCAAATCAATTCAATAAGTGTTCCATATAGAGGGAGACTTGTTAACTTTGCGGGAGACCGCCAATACAGTCCGTGGGTTGTTGGAATATACGATGATGGTAATACGCAAAATTTGTGGTCGGCTTTTCAAAAATGGAAAGAATTGATGGATGGTAACTTTACTCACAAAGTTACGGGAAATGACTTTTCATATAGTCGGTATCAGACCACATGGGAAATTCAACATCTTGATGTAAACGGTGATGATCCAATTAGAAGAATCAGTCTTTATAAATGCTGGCCAAGCGTTGTCGGAGAAATTAATCTAAACATGGGAGAAAGCAACTTTGTTGCTTTTAGCGTAACACTAACATTTGACAACATAAAGATATGGGGAGTCTAAATGTTAAATGAATTTAAAACAAATTTCTTAGGTGGAACCCGTGGAAATAGATTTTTAATAGAGGGAACTGTGCCAACAGGCGGTAGATTTACAAGATTTCACGTAAGATCTACGATCATACCTCAGTTAACCACAAAAACTCTTACGTATGATTATTTTGGAAGAAAATACCATTATCCGGGCGAAAGAGATTATGGAAACTGGGCTTTTACTGTCCTTGATGATACAGGACAGCAAAACAATTTATGGCACATGTTTCAAAATTGGCATAATGATATAAACAATCACGAAACAAATCAATCTTTTGATATTAGTGATGGTAGGGATTATAAAGCATATAACTGGAAAATTAAACATTTAAACATGAATGGTGATGAAGCTAATCCTTTAAAAGAATTTGTTTTGCAAGGTTGCTGGCCAGCATCTGTTTCTCAATTGTCACTAAATATGTTGCAGCCCAATACACTGAATTCATTCAATGTAATTATTGTTTACGATTACATTGAAATCAAAAATATTACATCAAGAAACACGTGAGGAAATAAATGGAAATAGAAGCCTTCGGATTTGAATTTGGTAAAAAAAGAACCACCAAGCAGGAAAAGCTAGAAAAAAACCTGCAATCTTTTACTGCGCCTGAAGTTTATGATGGCACAGTAACAGTAGAAGCCGGAGGATTTTTTGGCACTGCGTTGGATTATGCATCTTCAATGCGAGATGAAAATGCATCAGTAATTCAATACAGAAACATGTCGATATATCCAGAAGTTGATAATGCTATTGATGAAATCATCAACGCTTCAATTGTTCCGGGAACAGACAGAAAACCAGTAAAGCTTGATCTTTCAAATTTACCTGTATCTGATGTAATTAAAAATAAAATTTACCGAGAATTTGAGAGAGTAATTAATCTTTTAGACTTCAACAACAAATCATATGAAGTTTTTAGAAGATGGTACATCGATTCAAAAGTTTACTACAATATTGTTATTGATAAGGATCTTCCAACAGAAGGAATCAAGGAATTGGTTCCTATTGATCCAATGAAGATCAAAAAAGTAAGAAAAATCAAAAAAGAAACTGAACAGCTTAACGGCCAGTCAATTTCATTGATTAATGATATTGAAGAATATTATCTTTACACAAATAACGATAAAGAAACTTTTATTATGACCGGGCCGGGTGGACTTAAACTATCTACAGATAGCGTTGTTTATGTTCCATCTGGAATTATTGATCTTAATACAAAACGTGTTTTGGGTTATTTGCACAAAGCAATCAGACCATTAAACATGCTTCGACAACTAGAAGATTCTCTTCTAGTTTACCGTATTGCACGCGCTCCTGAACGCAGAGTGTTCTACGTTGACGTAGGACAGCTTCCAAAGCAAAAGGCGGAACAGTATATGCGTGATATGATGAGTAGATTTAGAAACAAACTCATCTATAACCAATCAACAGGTGAAGTGCGCGATGAAAGAAACCATCTTTCAGTTTTGGAAGATTATTGGTTGCCAAGAAGAGAAGGTTCACGTGGAACAGAAATTACAACTCTTCCAAGTGGTCAAGCCATGTCACAAATTGAAGACGTTGATTACTTCAAGAAAAAGCTTTATAATTCTTTAAACGTTCCAATAAGTCGCCTGACAGCTGAATCGACAGGTTTTAATATGGGAAGATCTGTTGAAATAACCAGAGAAGAAGTAAAATTTTATAAGTTTATTGAACGTTTAAGACATCACTTCTCAAAGTTATTCATGGATATCCTCCGTGTTCAATTGCTCCTTAAGGGTGTAATGACCGAGGAAGATTGGCAACAATTAAAAGTTGACATAAATTTTATATACAATACAGATAATTATTTCTGGGATCTTAAAGAAGCAGAAATTTTAGCTGAAAGATTAAAGATGATTTCTATTGTAGATCCTTATGTTGGAAAATATTTTTCCAGTGCATTTATCAGAAAAAATATTCTTCGTCAAACAGACGAAGATGTACGGACTATTGATAAAGAGATGGAAGTAGACAGAGAAAGAATGCAAGCCGAACAAATGGCTTTGATGGCACAACAACAGGCTCAAATGGGACCTCAAGAATAAGCGGAGTAATAATGGAAAACGTTACCAAAATTTTACTTAAAAACGGTATAAATGGTATGATTCGTGAAGACGAAGATTACTTTAAAGATAATGTTATTCATTCTTTATCTTTAAAACTTAATGCTGCAATAAACGAAGCTTCAGTTTCTTTGAAAGAAAAATTGTTGTTTTCAGAAAAAATTACTCCATACCGAAGTGGAATACCCGTTTTAGTAACATTTATGGAACACTTTAAACCCGGAAAATATAAATTTGAAGACGATACTGTTATAAATATTAGTGAATCTGATGTTAAAAACATTAAAAAATTGTTTGAGCAATTAAATCCCAATAATAGATTGAAAATGGCCAAAGATATTTTTAAAAATTCAACAAGTTTCAAACAACACATTGAATTTTCAAAATCAGCAAAAGGAATACTATGAAAAACAACATTCGCGAATTGATTAAAAGTGCTATTGAAGAGAATGCAGTTTCTTTTAAGGAAACCGCTTCTCAAACGCTTTACACAAAGGTTGCCAGCAAGTTGCAAGAGCAATACAAGACAGTCGCTCAAAACCTAATGAGACCAACCAATGAAACTAATAACAGAACTAACTGAAGATATCAAGTATATCAAAGAGAATGTCGGCAACGGTGAAAAACATTATTTCATCGAAGGCATTTTCATGCAAGCCGAACAAAAAAACCGCAACGGAAGAATTTATCCAAAGAACATTTTGGCTAAAGAAACTGGCCGTTATATCAATGAATACGTAAATAAGGGCCGTGCTCTTGGTGAACTAAACCATCCAACAGGACCAACTGTAAACCTTGACCGTGTTTCTCACATTGTTAAGGATCTTCACGAAGATGGCAATAACATATACGGAAAAGCCAAGGTATTGGATACCCCAATGGGCCGTATTGTTAAGAATTTAATTGACGAGGGCGCTCAGCTTGGAGTTTCCACAAGAGGTATGGGTTCGCTCAAGTCCCGTAATGGATTCCAAGAAGTCCAAGAAGACTTTATGCTTGCTGCAATCGATATTGTTGCAGATCCTTCAGCCCCCAATGCTTTCGTAAACGGCATCATGGAAGGTAGAGAATGGATTTTTGAAAATGGAATTTGGACAGAAAGACAAAAAGATTCAGCCGTTAAGCTTATCAAATCTTCCTCAAAAAGAGATCTTAATAAGAACATCGTAAAGGTATTCGAAGAATTCTTCAATAAACTTTCATGACATACAAATTTCCATCTGATACCAAAAATTATCTTGTTTTGATGATAGAAAACAAGATTGAAAGAAATCCCCAAGATTCAGTTTTTAAGAACAAAAATTCCTATGAACAGCTCTATATTTTAGAGCAACCTGAAAATAAAAATCCAAAAGCCCCAAATGAAACACCAGAAGGTGGATTTGGTTCAGGCAAATCCAGAAAGAAAAAAACAGAATCGCAACCCGGTTTTGGTGAGATAATGATGGGTGATGCCAGAGAAGAAAGCAGCGACGACGAAGAAGTTGAAGACTCAAATCCTCTTCTAAAGTTAGTCGGCGCAGGAACTGCAGCGGGGATTGGTGCTTTGGCCGGGGGAGTTTTAGGAAAAGCGGCAAGCTCTATTGTTGGAAAAGCTGGCCCCCTTGGAAAATATGGGGCTAAGGCACTTTCCAGTCTAGGCAAACAAGCTGAAGAAATTTCTGGCAAAACTTGGATTGAGGCACAACTAGGAAAAATTGGCCAAAGCCAAATGGAACTTGCCGCTCAGGGTGCAGGTTCTCCGTGGACAAAATTTGTAATTCCAGAAAAGAAACCAAGCAAAATTATAAGCCCACAAGAAAAACAACAAGCTGACTACGATGCCGAAACAGAACGTTTGTCCAAACAAATGAAAGCTATAGAAGTTAGAACTAAAGCAAAACAACAAGGTTTAATTCCTTGAGAAACAATTTAATATAAATAATTTTACAAATTAAGGATCCTTTGAATATGAAAAACAACAAAAAATATACAATCTCTGAAGCTGCTGCCGAGGCCATGGGTCTTGGCGCTATTTCTGATGGAAAGCCAGACTTCGATCTTAGTGGACGAGGTTCGATGACCCCATCACCAGTAATTTCAGCCGTTCCTGTAACAACACCACAACAAGTACCTGTTGTTCCTAGCAGCATGGCAATGCATGCTATGCGTTCTTCTGCACCACAACAATCACAAGAAGAAACAGAGAATGAAGAAGCCGAAGAGGAAATGGAAGAATCGACACCTGAGCCAGATTCAGACGTTGAGGAAGTCGAAGAGCAAACACGTGCTCAATTCCGTTCAGCTCTGATTTCACTATTGGGTGAGGATAATGCATCCGAAGATTTGGTTGCAAAGCTTGAAGGAATTTTTGAAGCTGCAGTCACAGATCGAGTTGAGCGCACAGTCGCCGCAATCGTTGAAGATGTCGATGGTAACGTAAAGACATATCTTGATAACGTCACAGAATCTCTCGTTGAGAAGGTTGATGATTATCTGGACTATGTTGTTGAAGAGTGGATGACAGAAAACGCCGTTTCTGTTGAACAAGGCATCAAAACACAAATTGCAGAAAACTTCATCACCGGCCTAAAGAATCTCTTTGAGAACCACTACATTGATGTTCCAAACGAGAAGTATAATGTTCTTGATGAGCTCTATGCACAAAACCGTCAACTTGAAGAGAAGCTAAACGAATCTTTCAACACCAATATTGCTCTTCGCAAGCAAATTGAGTTGACAGAATGTGCTGGAATTTTTGTAGCCGAAACTAAAAATTTGGCCGATACACAAATTTCTAAACTTCAAAATTTGATGGAAAACGTTTCTTTTGCTGACACAGAAGAGTACCGAAATAAGCTAGTTGTAATCAAAGAAAACTATATTGATACAGCAAGAGTTTCTGTTCCAACACGCACACCAGATCCAGAACAAACTTTTTCAACAGTAAAGGGTAATCCAACAACCTTAGTAGAAGGTTACGTTGGTGCCTTGGGTAGACTAAACAAGAAAGTCTAAAAAACAATTTTTACTAAATAATTTTACTCACAGGAGATAACTAAAAAATGCAATTCGCAGACAACACACCATATGACGTATTAACCGAGAAGTGGGAGCCAGTGCTTGGTCACGATGCTCTTCCTTCTATCCAAGATGACTACCGTAAGAAAGTTACTGCAGTTCTTTTGGAGAACCAAGAACAAGCTCTTCGTAGCCAACACCTCACAGAAGACATGTCATCCGGCAACCTCGGAATGCCAACTTCTTTCACCAACAACGGTTTGAACCCACAAGTAGCTGGTTATGATCCAGTACTAATTTCGTTGGTTCGCCGTTCCATGCCAAACTTGATGGCTTATGACATCTGCGGCGTTCAGCCAATGACTGCTCCAACCGGCCTCATCTTTGCCATGCGTTCCAATTACCAATATGCTGGTACTGGAAGAACTTACGGACAAGTCGGTTATGCCGAAGCTATGTTCCAAGAGCCACAACCATCTTACGGTGGCTCTGGTTGGACCTTGCCAACTGGCTACAATGGTCTTTCTGCTGGATTTGGTTTGAATTACGGTAACTCTGCCAGCATCCGTCCAACAAACGCAAATATTCTTGGACAACTTAGAGGTATCATTACAGCTAATGGCGAAGGAATTGGTAACAATCCAAATGGACTTAGCGGTGGATTACTGACACCCGGAAGTGCTTATTACGGCACTTGGAACCAAATGTCGTTCACAATTGACCGCGTTGCTGTAGAAGCTCGTACACGTGCACTGAGCAGCAACTACACAGTTGAATTGGCTCAAGACCTCAAGGCTGTTCACGGTCTAGATGCTGAAGCTGAATTGGCAAACCTACTCAGCACAGAAATTCTTGCCGAAATCAACCGTGAAATCGTCAAGACAATTTACTTTGTTGCAAGAAATGGTTCTCAACAACCAGATCTCACCGCAGCCGCCTCAGGTGGTGGTGTATATGATCTTGATGATGACTCAGACGGTCGTTGGTCTGCTGAACGTTTCCGTGGCCTCAGCTTCCAAATCGAACGTGAATGCAACCAAATTGCCAAGGAAACTCGCCGTGGTAAGGGCAACTTTGTAATCTGCGATAGCGATACCGCAGCCGCCCTCGCCATGTCTGGATTCATGAGCCTCAGCCCAGCAATTGCTCCTCAACTCAATGTTGATGACACACAAAGCACATTTGCTGGTATTCTGAGTGGTAAGATCCGCGTATACATCGATCCATATAGCCCAGTTGGATTTAACTTCTTCGTTGCAGGCTATAAGGGTGAGTCGCCATACGATGCTGGATTGTTCTACTGCCCATACGTTCCGCTACAAATGGTACGTGCAGTTGATCCAAACACTTTCCAACCACGTATTGCCTTCAAGACCCGCTATGGTGTAGTTGCTAATCCATTCGTTCTGGATTCTGCCAACCGCCCAGATGGTCAAAACCTCACAGCAGGATTGAACCAATACTACCGTTTGACAGCAATCAGAAACCTCCACGGTAACACAATCTGATAGACGGTTAAATTAACACTTCGAAAACCTCCCGATCACTCGGGAGGTTTTTGTTTTACCATAAATATTTCTATGAGTTTATGTTCATCAAACACTAACCCGATGTATAACAGTTATTTTCGTCTGGTATTTGGTCGTGGGACCAAACAGATGGAACTGATGTGTCAGAGAGCAAATCTTCCGGGTATTTCTGTTCCCGATCAACCGCAACCCACAACACTTGGTACAACAATTCCAGTACCAACTATGGTAGCAAATTTTGAAACTTTAAATGTTGAATTTATAGTTGATTCGGATTTGACAAACTGGATGAGCATTTATTCGTGGATTCGCAATATTACAAATATCAAAAATGATACGGAACACAATGCTCTATATCAATCTTGGCACCATGAGGCAAATTTGTTTTTATATGATCCTACAACAAACTGTGAAATTTTAAGAGCAAAATTTAATTATATTATTCCAGTAAAATTAAATGGTATGCAATTTCAGGCAGATAGTGCTGATGCAATAATTCAAAAAACCAATTGTACATTTAAATATTCGTATTTTGATCTTTGGGCTGGCGATCAAGAAGACCCAGTTCCATCAAATTTAAAAAATTAAGTTTAAATATAGTCCAAGGGATTGTCTGACCAACCCTCTGGTGTATTTGGGTTGGCTTCCGGTTTATAAGGTAGCTTATTCGTTTCAGGCTTCATCGCCTTGCGTTTCTTCTTCTTAGGAGCATCTTCGGACGGCTTTTCCTCCGGAGGGCTTATAGGCGATTCTGCAACTACATCGTCCCATTCTTCATCATCAGAATCATCTAAAATTTCTACACCTTCAAAATTGTCAATAAGATCATTTACAAAATTTACAAAATCTGGATTATTGAACAAATCATTCAAAAGTTGCAAACCATTTTCAGAACCAATTTCATCTTCTGGCCCAGAACTTATAATTGTTTTTGAATCAGACTGCATAGCCATAAAATATACTTCATACATTTTTTCTAATTCTATGGCCGGTATACCAATATAAACAATTACAGATCTTGGAAGGTTGACTTCATACCCTTTGACATTTAACAAATAATTTGTAAGTTTTACATATTCTACCATTTCATTTTTTTGCCCTCTTGTATAATAATTTTCTAAAAGAGCTGGTAGTTTTATGTTTATTTTATCTGGCGCATATTCGCTTACCATTCCAATTAATTCTTCTCCGGAGGTAAGCTTTACAATTCGCAATGCGCCTGAGAATTCATTCTCAGGAAGTGTGTCGGACATATTATGTCCTCCCTTCCATAATATTTATCTTTCAAAGGTCGTTAAAACTCATTGAACATATTTTAAAATCAAATTTTTCTTTCTTGTATATTTTTAATCGTTCTTCAAAGTGTTTTAATACATGGTTCTTATGAGATTTCCAAGAAAGATCATCTACAATATCATAAACTTTTAATGTCTTTTTTCTTTCAGAGACTCGCAAACCACGACCAATGCTTTGCAATAATCTTATTACTGATTTAGTAGGAGAAGCAAATATGATATTATCAAGATTGACGATATTGATACCAGCAGAAGTAGTACCAAAGGACGCAACAAGGATTGCGTCTTTTTCTTTGTCAATGATTCTTCTGATATTTTCTCTTGCATCAGCTTCTGTTTTTCCGTGTATAAGATAAATTTTTCTATCCGTTCCCGCTGCTTCCAAGATAGCTGCGAGTGGTTTTCCATGTGTTTCGACGTAATTAAAGAGGATAAGGGTATTCCCTTTGGTTCGGAGCGCGAGTTGTTTGATGAATTCGTTTCGTTTTTCATTTGTGACGATCCATTTTATTTCATCAATATACTTTTGTTTTTTCAACAATTGTTTTTCTTCGTCACTATATTTAAGAATTACACAATCTATACCAAGTTTTGCCAATAAACCTTTATTCATTAGGTTTTTTGTGTGTATAAACTGTACAGCTGGACCGAGTATACCCTCAATACTCAATCTATGTGCTTGTGTTTGTTGTAATGTCCCCGTTGTGCCGATTCTAAACCAAGCTTTTGAAAGCTTTTGTCCAATAAAATTTATTGATTCGGCTTTTGCTTGATGACATTCATCAAAGAATACTGCATCAAATTGATCAAACCATTGCTTTGGCAATTTATAAATTGATTGCCATGTAGAGACTACTATCTGTTGTTTTGTTTCTTTTTCAACTCCAGCAGTAATCTTGTGTATGTATTTTTTGCATGACCAAGATTTGTCTTGTCCAGAGTAATCAAAAAAGTCAGACTCCATCTGATTTACTAGACCGACCGTTGGAACCAAAATTAAAATTTTGCGATCTGTAGGTATAACCTTTTGCAGATACCGAACCAAGACGTATATAATAAGACTTTTTCCTGAGCCAGTTGGTGATATCAGCACCGAACGATGATTGTTCAATGCATGCAAGATACCCTGTTTTTGGTGGTCGTGCATCTGCACTGCCTGTTTTCGAACCGAAACCTTCAAGGATTCGTAAAAAACCTGAAGTTGTTTGTCCGTGATGCATAAAGGATTTTTGGTTTCTTTTACGTTTAGGGTGTAGCCACGATCTGTGGAAAACTTTTCAAGATATGTCTTAAGTCCTCTTGGAAGTGTTGATGAAAGTATATCGTATAGACGAATTTTTCCGTCCCATAGCCTACGTTTGAACATAGGCATATACTGGGCTCCGGGGACCATGAATGAGAAGTAATCTCTCAATTCTTGTTTTAATCCCTTTTCTGTCTTTACATAGTATCTTACTTCATCAATAGATTCAACATCTATATCCACTCAATATTTATACGATACCATTCATCATTTTTTGCCAATCTATAGCAGACTTAATAGTAAAATTTCTATTATTAAGTGCTTTTAAAAATTCTTCTACCATTTTTACTTTTACTTCATTTACAACAATTTTTGATTTCAACTCAATAAGTTTTGGATCTGCGTCCATAAATTTATCAACATCTGTTTTAAGAATTCCCAGATCAAATGGTTCTTCTTTCCATTCTTCTAGTTCTTCTTGTGAAGCTTTTCCGGTGTAAATTTTCCACCTACGAAGTTTATGGATGGCAAAGTCATTTTGTTGTTTTGCCAAAAGAAGTTTAAGATCTGTCAAAATATTAAGATACTTTCCGTGTATTTGAGGTATCTTAAGAGACTCTATACCTAACTCTGTAGAGTCTATTTGAGAGTCTTTAGTAATAAGTTCTTTAAGGTTCTCTATATTCATCTTTTGAGATGTAATATAAAGTCTCTTTAGTAATAGTCAAATAAATATATTTGACTTTAGTTTTTGATACTCTATAATAGCTGCGAGATCTTATGATTCCAAAAATTATACACCAAATTTGGTTGGGAGACCAATCAAAACGACCTTCAAAGTTTATTGAAACATGGATTGAAAAAAATCCATCTTGGCAACATAAACTTTGGACAGACGATAACCTACCAAAATTAAAGTGCAAAAAGCAATTTGATGAATGCCCATCCCTTCCGGGAAAAGCTGATATTTTAAGATATCAAATTTTGCACGATGAAGGTGGTTTTTTTATTGATGCGGACTCTGAATGTGTAAATTCACTTGATGATTTTTTTACAAATAATAAAGTTTTTTGTTGTTGGGAAAATGAACAAGTTCGAACAGGCTTAATGGCAAATGGTTATTTGGCTTGTGAAAAAAATTGCCAATTGATGAATGTGATAATGGATCAAATAATCCAATTTCCAAATATGAATTATCACCCACTGGAAACTTGGGCTATTACTGGGCCTATGTTACTAACAAATACAGTTTACAGAACAAAATATCCTATCACAGTATATCCAAGTTGGTATTTTATACCAAGACATTATTCGGGTATAGAGTATTCAGGAGAAGGAAAAATTTACGCAAAACAATATTGGGGGACCACACCAAACAGTGGTTTTGATTATTAATGGAAACCGTTTCAATAGTTTTAAATTCATATCGTAGAACAAGATGGTTTGCTGAACAACAGCAAGCCATAAAAAATCAATCAGTACCAATCAATGAAATATTTGTTTGGCAAAATAAATCTGATTCTGAACCCATAGAACAGTCTCAAAAAGATGATGTTATTTTTGTTGACTGTAATCAAAATTTAGGTGTATGGGCAAGATTTGCATTGGCTTTAAATTGTCGATCAGACTATATTGCAATTTTTGATGATGATACGATACCGGGAACCAAATGGATTGAAAATTGCCTAAACACATACAAAACCCATCCGGGCTTGCTTGGCACAGTTGGTGTAATTTTTGGTGACAAGTATTATACTTGGAATAAAGTAGAGCGTTTAGGTTGGTGTAAGCCAAATGAAACAGTTGAAAAAGTTGATATAGTAGGACATTGTTGGTTTTTTCACAGGGATCTTCTTTCTGTTTTTTGGAGAGAACTTCCACCAACAAATCAAATACCAATTGTAGGTGAAGATATTCATTTTGCTAAAATGATACAAAAATACACCAATCAAGGTGTTTATGTTCCACCACACCCAGCGAATGATATGGAAATGTGGGGAAGTATAAAGGGAGAACCTTATGGACATAGTGCTGAAGGAATATCCATGAATTTATACCAATTTGGTAATATGCGCTTATCTGGTGGGCAAATGATGGCTATGGAACTTTCAAAGTCTGTTGACAGTGGATTTAAATTATTAAGAGCATAAAATGATATCTATTTTTTATGGAACTAGACCAGAATACATAAAACTGTATAAACTTTATACAGAAATGAAAAATGCAAATTTTGAATGTGAACTGGTAAAAGTAAATCAACACACCACATTAATTGAAGATTGTTATTTTGACAGATTGGTAGACATACACATCAGCGACAATAATAGATTAAATTCAATTATTCAACAAACTTTAAACAGTAAATTATTTGCATCAAATGCAACATATGTAATTGTCCAAGGTGATACAGCAACAAGTTTTGGTATAGCTTTAAATGCGTTTCACAACAAAATAAAAATAATTCACATAGAAGCTGGATTAAGAACTTGGGATAAAGAAAATCCATATCCAGAAGAAACATATAGAAAATGCATCTCCAACATGGCTGACATGCATTTTTGTGTTTCGGAATTAAATAAACAGGTATTACAAAATGAAAAAGTAAACGGAACAATTCATGTTGTTGGTAATACTGTTTTGGATAATTTGGATAATGAAAATGTATTTTATGGAAATACCATTCCTATTACTCTACACAGAAGAGAAAATAAAGATAGAATTGAAAAAGTATTAAAAGCAATAGATGAGGTGGCTTTAAATTTTAAACATTTAAATTTTGTATACATCAAACACCCATCTATAACTGTTGATAACGATTTTAAAAATATTTCTGTAATGTCTCCGCAAACTTATCCAAACATGATAAATTTATTAAAACAATCCAAGTTTATCATAACCGACAGCGGTGGAATTCAAGAAGAAGCATCTTTTTTTAAAAAAAGAACAATAGTTGTGAGAAAAGAAACAGAAAGAAAAGAAGGTCTTGGGACATTTTCTGTTTTGGCATTTGAACCAATTTGCATAAGAGAATGTATCAAAGACTTTGATAAATACTACGAAGTAAGTGAAACATGTCCATATGGCGACGGTAAAGCCGTGGAAAAAATTATTAAAACGTTGAAACAATATACAAATGAAATTATTTAAACCTGAAATTGAAAAACTATTTGCACGATTGATTTCCAAAAAACCATTTGCATTTAGCAAATATGCTGACGGCGAATGGATGGCAATGAATCAGTTCCCAGTATATAATGGTGAGTTTAAAGCAGATTCATCAGAAAAAACCTTAAACTCAATTCAACTTTTGAGAGAATCTTTTGTTTACAAAGATCCAAATTATTTTGTAGGAATTAGCTGTCCTTGCTGCCAAGGACAAGCACATCAGCAAATGAAAACTATTTCCGGTCAAGACGAGGAAAATCTTACGTATGCAAATATATTTGTAAACTCAAATTATCTCTTTTATAAAGATAACTTTATTCCAGAATATAAAAATTGGACTGTTAATCTGATAGCAAATGAAAAATCTGATATAACAAAATTGCCTTTTGATGTAAAACGATTTTATCCAATCAAAGTAAATGCTTGGGTAGAGAATCTTGATTTAATTGAAGAATTAAAAGAACTAAACACTCAAGGTGAGTTATATTTATTTGCCGCAGGGCCTTTTGGTAATATATTGGCATATAAAATGTGGCAACACAATAAAAACAACACGTATATGGATATTGGATCTACTTTAAATCCTTGGCTTGGTTTTGAAGGATTTAAGCGTGGTTATTTGTATGGATCAGAAGATTTAAATAAAATTTGTGTTTGGGAATAATATGATTACATTTACTAAATTGGGCGAATGGGGTAGACTTGGAAATCAATTTTATCAATATGCAACTTTAAAAGGTTTAGCAAAAAAATATAATTTAACACCAAAAATACCTTTTACAGAAAATAGAACGTGGCACGGTCAAAATTGTTTATTAAATGAATTTCAAATAAATTGTGAAAGATTATCTGGAACAGATCTAATATATAAAACAATTTTTGAACCAGAACCAAGTGGATATTATTACGATCACATATTAAATGTTACAGATGGTACAAATTTATTTGGTTTTTTTCAAAATACAAAATATTTTAATAATATTGAAAATGATATTAAAAAAGAATTAATACCAAAAGAACATTATTTAAAAAGTGCTAAAGAATATGTTGATTCTATAAAACAAGGAAGAAAAGCAATCAGCATTCATATTAGACGAGGTGATTTAAGTGATAGATCAACTCCCAGTACTCCTTTATATCGTGATAATCCGTTTGACCCATCTAGTGAATTTGGAAGTTATTTGCATTCAGCTTTAAATTATTTTTCTAAAAAAGATGATTTTGTTTTTTTAATTTTTACTGGAGGAAGTACTACAGGAGATGATAAAGAAGATATAGAATGGGCACAACGATATTTTAAATCGGATAATTTTATAGTTGCTGCATCAAACAATCCGGTAACAGATTATTCCAGAATAATGTCATGTGATTACAACATTCTTTCGCATAGTTCAACTTTTGGTTGGTGGGCTGGTTATGTAAACCCCAACCCAAATAAAATAGTAATAGCACCATCAAATTATCATTTGGATTATACTACTCATGAACGTGATGGTTTTTTCCCCAAAGAATGGATTTTATTATGAAAAATTATGATTACATTGCTTCTGATATAAGTGAGTGGTTAAAAACATATCTTATAAAAAACAATTTAAAAACTTTTGTTGTTGGTGTTTCTGGAGGCATAGATTCTGCTGTAGTTTCTACACTATGTGCAAAAACATTGATGCCCGTAATAATATTAAATATTCCAATTTTGTCTACTGAAAAAAATACAAATTTATCAGATAAACATTGTAAATGGTTATCTTCAAAGTTTTCAAATGTAAAATACATTAAATTAGATTTATCTGACGCTTATAATAAATTTTTTAATTCAATAAAAACGCAATTAAACATTGATAATAAATTGGCAAATGCCAATACAAAATCAAGACATCGTATGATGGCTTTATATCATGTTGCGACAGAACATCTGGGTTTGGTTGTAGGAACTGGAAATAAAGTTGAGGATTTTGGTGTAGGATTTTTTACTAAATATGGCGATGGTGGAGTAGATATTTCACCAATAGCAGATTTGTCGAAAACAGATGTAAGAGAATTGGGTAAATGTTTGGGAGTTTATAATGAAATTATTACAGCAGCACCTACAGATGGGCTGTGGGATGATGATCGTACAGATGAACAACAAATTGGTGCGTCTTACGAAGAATTAGAATGGGCAATGGAAAATATAAATTTTCCCGAATCATCTTTAACATACAGGCAAAAACAAGTAATTAAAATTTATAAAATGTATAATTCTAAAAACAAACATAAAATGATTTCTATTCCAGTATATAAATTAAAAAATAACAAACAATAATATGAAAAATATTTCAATAATTGGTGTAGGTAAGCTAGGGTTGTGTCTAGCTTTAAACCTTGAACGTAAAGGATATGATGTTTTAGGTATTGACAAAGATAAAAATTATGTTAATAGCTTAATTTTAAAAACGTTTTGTAGCGAAGAGCAATATGTTAATGATTATTTAAAAAAATCTACAAAATTAAATTTTTCAACCAGTATTGCGGATGCAATAATAAATGATGTAATATTTGTTGTTGTTGCAACTCCATCTACGACAGATTTTAAATATGATCATACACAAATTGAAAATATTGCAAAACAACTTATATCTTTTGGGAAACAATCAAAAAGAAAAGATATAATTATAAATTGCACTACGTTTCCCGGATATTGTGACACACTTCATGCCAAGCTTGTTGATTGCAATTACCATGTTTCATACAATCCAGAATTTATTGCTCAAGGTTCTATCATTAAAGACCAATTGTTGTGTGATAATGTGTTAATAGGTCAAGCTGATGAATATGCAGGAAATTTGATACAATCAATATATGAAAATATGGTAGAATCTAGACCAACATATAATAAAATGTCACGCACAGAAGCTGAATTAACCAAATTAGCTGTAAATTGTTTTTTAACAACAAAAATAAGTTACGCAAATATGGTTGGTGATATTGCAACAAGATTTGGTTGTGATGCAAATGTTGTATTGCAGGCAGTTGGAACAGATTCTAGAATTGGAACTAAATATATTAAACCCGGATTTGGATTTGGTGGACCGTGTTTTCCTAGAGATAATAGAGCATTGGCTAAATGTGGTGAACAAGTTGGTGTCGATGCAATTATTTCAAAAGCAACTGACGAGATGAATAAAAAACATTTGGAATACCAAATAGAAGATTTTATAAAAAATCATCCAAATAAAAATGAAGTTGTTGAAATTGAATATGTAACTTATAAAAAAGATAGTGTTTTGCTGGAAGAATCACAGCAGTTAAAATTTGCAA